ATGTTACGCCGTTGTGTGTTTATTTTCTGCATGGGCTACCCGGTGTTGTCGGCGCCACAATCTGACCAAGGTGATGCTTTAGCTGTTCTTCTGTCAGTTCGTGGCCGTTCAGCCAGATGCGACCGTCGTCTGGCATTGTGTTCTCAAACTGCAGCAGCCAGTAGCCGCAGTAGGTCCAGTGCATTGACCTGATGCCGTAGTGTTCATTGCGTGCCGCTGTGCCTAGCCGCATTATCTCGTCGATCAGCTGTATAGTCAGCTTCTGGCCGCCTTCTGGCTTGCGCTGCTTGCACTTTACTTCCAACATAGCCAGGCGATTGGTCTTGTAGTTGCGCAGCACAAAGTCCACGTCAAACACTGTAAAGCATGTCGGAGGTCGGCTGCCTGGCAAGTTCTCGCGTATCCATTGGCTGAATCGCAACTCCCTGTATCCTGTGTGCTCAGGCTTCGTCATTCGTATGTGATGTAGCAGAGGTCGTCGTAGTAGTCGCCCCAGGTCCAGCTTGCGTCATCGTACCAGCCCTCTCCTTGGCACTCTTGCGATTGTGGCATGACGTGCACAGCGGCTGCAGGTTCTTGACGTCGTAGAATGCACCGCCCTGCGTTACTGGCCTGATATGATCTACCACGTTTGCCTGCCAGCCGCATGCTGCGCACACAGGGTGCTGCTTTAGAAATGCTTTGCGTAGTTTTCTCCATAGCTGTGACCAATAGCGCTTATCCTGCTTGCGCTTTGCAAACGGTTTCGCCAATGACTTTGAGTGTAGCGCGCCTCTGGGCGTTCGATGTATACGAGCCACGGTAAATATCTTTTTGCATGTTGTGCAGGCGCTCATTCTGCGTCCCGCTCATTCCTGTCTCTGCCACGTGCACCTCGCCGTCCTGGTCCGTCCACGTGTATTCTACGCGTAAGGTTTTCCGGTATTCTTCGATTGAAGCTGCTATCTGCCGCAATTCTTTCTGCGAGTATCGCTGCAACTTTGGCTTCGTAGTATTCAATCCATTCTTTGAGTTTGTCATTAGTTGGTCGTTTTCCTGTTGTCGCTATTTCGTATATCTCGTTGCACACGCCCTTGCCGTACATGCGCTCTAATGCTTTGCTGTAGAGCCACTGCTGGCCACCGCTCTGCATATTGCAGCCCTTGCATTGCCCGTGTACGTTTATGCCCATCCAGCGCGCTGCAACGTACTTGCGGCTGATAAAATGCCCAGCGTCTACCTGCGTCCAGTGCTCGCGCTTGCCGCATGTAATGCACGTCACCATGCCTTTGCTGTCCGCGTCGCGCAGTCGCACAAACCAGCTGAAACATCTATCCAGCCTGCTCGTCAGTATTGCCCTCTCGCTGCGCTTGCGCCTCGCCTTCCTCTTTGCCTTGCTGTTTGTGTTGCTTCGTGGTTGCTGCATCCTCTTTGTCATTGGGATAAGGTATAAACGTCCTGTCTAACACCTTGCGCGGCGTTTTTAGCAGTCCTTCTGCATCCAGATCGCGCTTCAATCTCTGCCAATCAATGGCTGCAGTCTCGACTTGCTGCTTTTTGTTTTCCACGTGCTCCTGTTCACGCATCGTCACTGTGTTCTGCATCTCGTAGTTGCGAATGCAGTCAATCAGTACGTTGGTGGTGAAGTTGCCGTACAAGTCAAAGCGGCCCTGGCGTATCTGCTTAAACGCAATCAGCACTTCCTCCAGCTTCATGCTTGGGAACAGCTCGCAGATGTCCTCGACCGCATCCTGCAAATCTGTTTGCGTCTGGAAGGTGCGCGTGGCGTTTACGTGACGCACCAGGCGTTCCAGCTCTGCAAGCATAGTGAGGCGCACTTTTGCTGGCTCAGCCTTCAGCGCTTTGCTCAGTGAGAAGCCGCGCTTGTATGCTTGCGTGACTGTCATTCCCTGCATTGCTTGCCTACTGTTGTCCAGTAGCCCATGCAATTGCTTGTTCTCTATCAAGGTCAGGCCGTTTTCCGCTTTTTGCTCCTTTAAGCTCAAACAGTCCTTGCCAGCCTTGCGCAATGCTTTGCTGGATGATTGCGATTGCAGTTGTGTAGTCATCGTTGCTCATTTTTTTCAGGTTGTGCAGTGCTGCCTGCTCGCCGTTGTCGGTGTAGTTTTTGTAGCGCCTGTCGCGACGCTCCTGCAGCCATGTCTTCCACATCTCCAAAAACTCAGTTTCTGTGAATGGGTACACCACCTCTTTTTTAGATGTATTCTTAGTTGTTCTTTCTACTGTATTAGTATGTGGGAATTTTGACGAGGCAGAGTCGACATTTTTACGATGCAGAGTCGACATTTTTCCCATGCTGCCTAGGCTCAAATGTCGCACACGGCCATTGAAGTAACACTCCAGCAGCTCCAGCTGCACCAACTTTTTGATGATGCGCTGGATTGTCTTTGGCGTGATGCCATACTGCTGCCGGATTGTGTCATTGCTTTTGTGGAAGGTCTTACCATTTTTGCTAAACGACTCGACTTCCGCCAAAAACGCCTTCTCTGTCATTGTGAGCCGATCATCTAGCCACACCTCTGCAGGTATCCAGATGCCCAGAAACTCACGTTCGCTCATTGCTCGGTGCTGTCGTAATTCATACAGCGCTCAAGTACGCGGTCTAACCTCGTTTTAGGCCTTACATCATCCTTCTGCTGCGCCTTCAAGTATTTGTCCTCTACACGGTCAAAAATGTGACGCAATTGCTCCAAATGTTCCAAATGTGCAGCCATGTCTTCTGCATTAACTTCTCTTTGCGCCGCATCAACAATCCACTTTTTTGTGTTCCGCTGTGCATCAATCAATACTTCTAGCAATCTATCTGCCTGGTCTTGTCGCAATGAAGTGCGCACGTATGTTTTCTTCATCATGCGAAAGGGTCTTCACCGTTCAACAATGCGTCCAAGTTGACGCTAAGCGTTGACATTGCTTGCTCAACGTCTGGCACGATTGGCCCAGGCACTGGGATAACTGTGTACTTCGTCTCTAGCCCTTCGCCCTTGCGCGTAATGCGAATGTCGAACGTGTTCGGATGTCCAAAGTCTGGCTCTTTAGTAATCTCGTGCAACGCGTCAAACACGCTTTTTTGGGTAATCTCCCACACCTGCACGCACTGGTCGTCGTAGTTCCACACAGCCACAGCCAGAAACTTGCGCGGCTTATCGCCCTCGCGGTAGTTCGCCTCTGGCTTGCTGTCTTTCCAATGCCAGCGCACAGGTTTGTTGTCCTCTGTCCACAGCACGTAGCCTTCCAGAGCTTTTTCGCTTAAAATGCGCACCTTGCTTGTTTTGTCTTTTGCAGGGCGGAAGTAGCTGCCTGCGTTGTTGTTCGCGGATGCGAAGTCTTCAGATATAAAACTCATCGTTCCTAATGTTTTTGAGTTGTTTGATTAGTAGTCTCACCAGCGCTGCAGTGCTGATGTCAAGTTGTTGTGCACGACGCTGCAGCTCGTCGCGTTCTTCCTCCGTCATGCGGAAGTTCAGTCGTATTGGATAACGTTTCATGTATTCGATCATGACCTTGTAATTGGTCCGCAGGCCTCGTAGCCCATGCTTTGAATGCCTTGCAACCGTGCTTGTACTGTTTGCTCGTCTTTGAACCACCAGCGCGTAATTTCTTTGCGCTCTGTGTGGCGAAAGTCCTGAAAACAACGAAAGTCCATATCGCGCATGCGTTCGCGCATAAACTGTGCGCCTGCATCTGGCAGGCATTTGTAGCTGCCTTCACGAAAGTCTGAGCCGTTGCGTCGCGTGTAGTGGCCGTAAGCCTCGTGCATGTAATCGTGCGTCATTTTGCTTGGTTTTGTGCGTGGATATACTGCATCCACTCGTTGTACGTCATCGGTTTGTCTGGCAACACGCTGTGCGATATGCCGTTGGGTTTTAGGTCAGTCATGTGACAAACGTACGTCACTTGTACGCCGCTTGTATGTACAACGCGCACAGAGTTATTCACAGCCACGTGTTGGCGCACAAAAAAAGGGCCAGCATACGCCAGCCCTTCACTAACCAATCTCGATGACTTTACACCTGCGAAGCACGGTTCTCAAACATGCTTGCCGTTAAAGGTATAACAGCAATAGCACACATGCAAACAGCTTCCCAGCTGATGCCGTGCGTGGTGATGTCGTAGCACGCTGTTGTGGCAATCATGCCGCCAACTGTGCGCTTAGCACTCCAGCGCTTTAAGTCGCCCTTTGTCTTAAAGGCCTCCGTCAGGTCAGCGCCTGCCAGCGCTTTAGTAATAAGTCCAGAAAACTGCTTCATCCTTTTCTACGTCTGCGTCTACATGAATAAAGCCGTCGCCAATGCCGATGCGGTCAAAGCCGACATGTAGCAAGGCCGTGACAATCTCCATGCGCTCACGTGATCCGCCGCAGGCAATGTCAGCTGCCAGGCCTTTCATGTGTGAGCTGTTACGCGATCCACCTACTGCGTGGTTGTGCGCCTCGGTGCGGTAGCCGCTGGTAATCTTAAAGGGCACGCCTGCAAACTCGCGCGCGTCGTCAAGCATCTGCAGGAAATCCTCGTCCATGTTGTGGCCGCTGCCTAACTGGTCTGGGCTGTCAAACTCGCAATAGTTAAAGTACCTCATCCTGACGCTCCTTGCGCACTTTTAACGCGCGCTCAATGTTCCACCACATTAAGGTAAGACCTGCGCAAATAGTCACAGCGTCGTCGATGTAACCAACCAGTACGCTGCCGACATACGTGACGTTCAACGCGTTTTGCAAGTGGCATTTTAGTTCATTCATCTCTGTCAGGAATTATCCAGCCGTTGTCTACCATGTACTGGTAGTCGCGCACTGTAACTGTGTTAGGTAATATACTGTGCAGCGGTATCTCGTCAAGCTGGTGGATGGCACTGCTTAAGTTGTACCGTTGTGACGCGCTAATTTCTGGGAACATTGCGACCAGCTTTTCCAGGTTGCACTCTGGGTGCACAGCGATCATGTAGTCAGTGTCAACGCGCAGCGCATACTGAGTCCTGTCTGTGGCGTGCTGTAGAACGCTGCACAGCGTGTTGCTTGCCTCGTCAGGAGACTGCACGTGTACGGGCCGCATGATGTTGTACAGCTCGCGTGCAATGACCTTGGCGCGGTCCTTTGAGTTGATTAAGCCTACAGGCTTTACTAGTATCCACTCCATCAGTAGCTGCTGTAGTATTCGTTCACTGTGTCGCTCAGTTCCTCGTGGTCAATTGTGACTGCGCTATTGCTAAACACGACCACCTCCTGGATGTATCCGTCGTGTGGGTTTGCTTGGTTGTAGCTACGCGCGCCCACAACAAATTTTTGCGAGTGGTTGTTTGGGTCCGCTGCCTGCGCAGAGCCGGTCGTGTTTGTGCCGTCCAAGTCGATGGCCACCTCGCCACTTTTTGCGTATCCTGCCATAATGTACTGCTGTCCAATCGTTACCGCTGCGCTGTTGCGTGCCGTGTTGCTTGTGCCGTACCACGCCTGCATCCGCACTGCGTTTGTGCCAATCTTGAGCAACTCAAATACGTTGTTACCTGTAGTGCTGTTGCGCGAGCTTGCGATGACGTCACCGCCGCCGCTCACGTCAAAGCTGCCCACGCCTAGCGCAACCAGCTCTGTGTCGTTTGGATTGACGCCGAAGTTGTTGTGACTTTCTAGGTAGTCGTCTGTGCCGTCGAACTGTATGGCACTTAGGCCGTTCAGCTGCAGCGTGCCGTTGCTGTAAATCTTAGGCTGCGCGCTTGTCGATGTCTGTTGCAAGTAGTGTCCGTTGCCAGACTGATCATACCATCGACTGACGTAGCCGCTGCCTGTGCCGCAAAATGAAGCCAGCGCTGCCGTGTCTAACACGCCTGCTGCAGTAAAGCCAATGTCTTGAGACGCTGGTGAGGGCGACGTGCGCCGCACCTGTATGCAGTTGCCTGTGTAGTTGACATTCAGCTTGCGCAGGCTGTATGCCGCCACTGCGCCGCTGTACTCCTGCAGCAAGCTGTCTGTTTCTTCCTTGTAAGTAATCATGAAACTGTACGCTGCATGGTCGTCGTCAATGCCCATATACAGGTCTAGCTTCTCGATGGCCTGCTCTAGCGTGTCGTCGGCGTCTGGCTGTCTAATTGGTAAGGCCAACCATCCGCTGCCTGTGCTTTCGTGCAGGCCCTTGGTGCGAAAATAAATTTTACGCGTGATGTGATAGCCTGTCGCTGGCGACTCGCCTTGGTGGTCAGCCCTGCGCCCTGTGCCGTCATTTAGCACCGTGTAGTAAAACTCCTTTGTCTCACCTGCGCCGATGACGCTGGACCAGTCCTGCGCAAAGATGTCTGCAGCTTGCTGATTGTATCCGCGCGTGTTGGGCAATGCAGTTACAGGGTCTTGACCTGTGCTGCCGCCAACTGTTGTGTCTGGCCCTTTGCCTGTGCCCTGCTCCTGCGTCGTCATGCTGATGGCGTCGCGCCCTGTTTTGCGCAGCGTCACATCAACCTCGCACGCTGTGGCATTGAGCTGCCAGTTTACAGGCGCGAAAAACGTTGCTGTGTCCAGGTCTCTGTAGAAATTGAACGGCTTAGGTACTGCAGCGCTGGTGCCACGCAGCACAATGCTGCCGCGCTCCACGCCTTTGGGCTTGTTGTGGCGTGCCAGCGTCTCCTGCACTAGCAGCGTATTGATAGCCCGCGCTGTGTCGTTGTCCTTGCAAACCCAGTTACTTGTTGTGCCATACACGCCCGCGCTGGTCTGCACGTCGATACGGCCCATGCTTGCGCCCAGCTGCCCGACGTGTGTAGTGCCTAGCTGCAGCGCACCGCGTCCTGTGCTGGTATTAGCCACAATGTCGTAGTCTGCGATCAGCTCTAGCAGGTCGCCGCTATATTTGCTCACCTTAAAATCGACGAAGGTTGCAGTCACAGCAGCTTTGTATGTGCTGTTGTTTGCACCGCCCGCGTCCCACACAATAAAGTCCGGTGTAACTGTCAAGCCTGTCTTTGCAGTCTGTGGTGGAGGCACAATGAACCCAAAATCGACAAAGCGTTCGATGTCCTCCTCTACGTCATAAACGCCGCTGTCGTCAGGTGCCTTCACGTAGAAATACCCAGAGCCTGCGCTGTAGTCTGGATTGACAGCAATGACAGGGATACCATCGTAGTTGCCGTTGCTCGATGCCCATCCAGTCAGCAGCCCGCTATTATCAGCCACAGTGTTGACGTAGTACTCTGTTTGACTGTCGCCCCAGGCAATAGTGAAGCGCAGCATGAGCTCGGCAATAGGTGAGCCTGCCACGCTCTGTGCCGACTGTGTAAACTTGAGACGCCCGCGCATCTCGTAAAACACATCAGCGCTTTCAGTGTCAATGCCTGGGTACACAATGTCCGCATCTGCCAAGGCAGTAGCTGCTGAAAAATTAAATGAGCTGATAACCGTTGCGCCGTCGTTGGTGTCACGCGTCACGCGCACCTCGTTGTGTGGTGGCGTGTAGCTAACGCGCCAAGCTGCGTCTTTTTGCCGCACGTCGGCAGCTGCATCTTTCTGAAACTGATACTCGCTAATAACGTCGCGGTCTATCTCTGTGCCGTTCCACTGCAATACAGTGCCAGGCGTGCGCTCACCAGCCAGCGCCACAGGCAGCAGATGCCATGCGTCGCCGTAGCTGTACAGCCGCCACTGATATGTGATGCACAGCGACTGCAGCAGGTCGTAGCAGCTGATGTATTCTGTAGCGCCGCTGCTGTTTACGTTGCTCCACGGATTGGTGTGGATGCGCGAGCGCTTAATGCTTTTTAGGTCGGTGCCTGCTGGGTGCGTCTCCGCAGCCATGATGTAGTCATCCTCGCTGTATACGTCCTCGGCCCATGCTAAGCGATACTCCGTGCCGCTGTTCTGCTCGTTCAGATATGTGTACAGGCTCCACTTCTCCTGTATGTTCTTTACAATATCGTACACTGTTTGGTACCCAGTGTAGGCCGTGCCAGAGTTATTGTAATCTACGTGCTTTAAAAGGCTTAAGCAGTCCGTTGCTACTATGCGCACCTCTTTGTTTGTGCTGTCCTCGTCTACGCTAAACTCTTCAACCAATATGCTGCCAACCCAAATACGCGTGCTGTCGCGCAGCACCTCCAGCAAGTAGTCGCCGTCCTCGCTTGTGGCCAGACCTGTGAGCAGTGTGTCGAGCTTGCTGTCGATGGCTGCGGGCCACAGCGTCGTAACCTCGCAGCGTGAGTGCACAATGCCTGGCACCAGCGCGCTGTCCTCTACGCTCTCGTAGCGCAGCGCAAAGCCGTTGGCAGCCAGACTGAACTCCGTTGTCTGATCGCTGCCTGCTGCAGTGCGAATAATGCGCACCTCGTAGCTGTCCTCGTTCAAGGACTCGCCTACACCTTTGGCAAATAGGTAGCTGCTCATGCGTAACGGTTGCGGGCGCTGCTGTTGCGTGCGTTGCTCAGGAAGATGTCGTCGCCCTTAATGCGTCCGACCACCTCAACGACGCCGCCGCCCATCATGTCTTTTAATTTACTCAAAGGCGCCACAACCTCAGGGTCGATGGCTGCATTTTTGTTGTCGCCCACCATTGCCATAGTTGGGCCGTATGCAAGACCGCCATTTGCCAGTGCTGGCACCTGGATGCGGTCAAGCAATCCCGCGCCGACGCTAAGCGCCACAGCCTGCACTACATTGCCCGATGCAAGCGCCTTGGCCACGCCAATGGCCAGGTACTGTTTGATAATTTGACGCGCTACGTCCACCAGACCTTCAGCAAATGACTCGGCTGTGGCTGCTGCGCTGCTAAACGCGCCTGCAATAGACTGCTGCATGTCCTTGGCACTGTCGCTGATGCCCGTGCTAATTGACTTCATTTTGACCTGCGTACTGGTCAGCCTGCGCAGCAAGTCGTCTACGCCACTTTGCACCGCTGGTGCGCCGCTTGCGATGCCGTCTGCAATGGCCGTGCCTGTGCCCTGGAACAAGCCGTTGAAGCGCGCCATGATTTCTGCCTTGGTTGGCAGCGCGTCCTCGCCTAGCAGGTCAATCTTTTCAGCGTAAATGGCCTCGTTGATGCCCTGCACCAGGTCTGCGCCTATGTCGCGCGACACATCTACAACGTCCATAACAACATTGCTCAGCCCATCCTTTAGCGCATTAAATGCACCAGGCAAATCACGCTGCAGCGCCAATGTCAGTGCGTTAAAAATCGTCTTCAACGTGTCGCCTACTGCTGTAAACGCTGTGACGATGGCCTTGCCTGCGTTTACGAACGCGGTCTGTACAACGCTGACCAGCACGCGCAGCGGCAGCACGTTGTTGTACAGCTCAATCATCAAATTGGTTGCCGCTGTGATGATAGGCCGAATCTCGTCGTAGAAGTAGATAAATGCCGCAGTGAGTGCGCCAATGGCCAGCACTGTCACGCCGATTGGCGACGACAACAGTGTGATCGCCTTGACGACGCCCGTGATGCCGACGATGGCAGGCCCAAGCGACGCAGCAAACGCGGCAATGGCGATGCCGATGCGCTTGGTGCTGTCGTCCAGCTCAGTGAATTTTTGCGCAAGGTTGGTGAACGCCGTCAGCGCTTTGCTGGCAAATGGCAGCAGCTGCTCGCCCAGAGACGCTGCAGCAAGCTTCGCGTTGTCCAGTGCAGTGCTGAACTTGCCCGACACAGTTTGGCTCAGTCGCAGCATCGCGCCTTCTGCAAAGCCGCCCGTGCTGGCAAACGATTGCAGCACCTCGTTAAACTGCTGCACACTCACAGCGCCCGCGCCTAGCTTATCTGCAGGCAAACCTGTGGCTTCGCTTAGTGCTGTAAAAATTGGAATGCCGCGCTCTGCTAGCTGGTTTAGGTTCTCCAGCTCCACCTTGCCCTTTGCGTTGACCTTGGCAAAGATGGCTGCAATCTCGTCGATGCTGCTGCCGCTGGTGGCTGCAATGTCGCCAAGGAACTGCAGCTGGGTGTTGACGTCGGCGATGTCTGTGCCGCTGGCAATCAGCTGCCGCGCCGACTTGGCTACTGCGTCAAGTTGAAACGGCGTCTTAGCTGTGAACGCCGTGAGCTGCTGCATCATCTTGCCAGCTTCCTCTACGCCGCCCGTCAAGCTAACAAACGACGTCTCAAGCGTCTCTAAATCTGCTGCGCTTTTAAGTGCTGCTGCGCCTACTGCCGCCAATGGCAGGGACAGGCTGCGCGTCATGTCCTGGCCCAGCTGTTTGATGTTGCTGGTCATGCCACGCAGGTTGCGCTGCACGCGGCCCAGCGACTTGTTTAGGTCGCGTGTGTCAGCTCCTATCCGTACTACGAGGTCTCCTAGTTTCGCCATTTTTTTTAGCTATTGCTTTGAGCTGTGCCCAGCCAGTGTTAATGCCAGTCTTTGGCTTCTCTTCCCAAGGAAACACTGCAAGGTCCTTAGGCCTGACGTTGCTTCCTTTCTTAGTGTGTACGTTTAGCAGTAACGCGGTTTGCCATCGCGTACGTTCCCAGTCCACGCGTTGCTGCGCCTCCTGAGTTTTGTAGCGACCGCGCACCGCGTTGCCAAACTCCCTAAATGTGAGATCATACAGAAGGCAGGGACTCAGGCCTAATAGCCCAAGTCCAAGCTCTTCTATTTCGTCCCATTCAAGTGGTGTGTTGTCTCCTGGTTCTCCGTTTTTTTTTGCGGAGTCATAGAGGACTCAATCACCTCGACAACAGCAGTCAGATCTTGCACGTCAATCAGTCCCAGAAAGTCGTCCACTTCCATGTCAAAGGTCATGCCCTGCTTTTTGCAGCCTTCCTGCACAAAGTAGTAAAGCAGCTCGGGCATAAGCGTTACGTCCTCGCTGTCGATGTTTGCCACCTTGTGTCCAGTCGCCTGCTCAAAGCTGCGCCAGGCGCGCATGTTGGCCTTAACTGGAAATGTCCGTCCGTCTAGGGTGATTGTCATCCGTTATCGCTTGCTGTAAACGTTGGATCTGTAACGCACTCGAAAGTGGCAGTGTATGATGCGTTGTCCTCAGTGCCTGCGCTCAGCTCCAAGCTGGTGCAGTAGGCCTCGAAATCGATGTCCATGTCGTCGGCAATCTCTGCGTCGTCAGACTGCGCGTGTGACGCGATTGTGACGTCAAGCTTGGTGCCTGCCTCCATGTCTGCAAACAATTCTTCGTAGCCGTTGGTGGCGTCTGCTGCGTAGAACGCAGTGAATGTCACTGTCAGCGTCTTAAGGCCTGGCAAAATTGCTCTGTAGCCGCCGTTGTTTTTTGTTGTGGTGTCACGTGTCTCAGTGCTAAAAGACACCGACAAGTCTGTGAGGTGGTCGACCAATACTGGTGCCACTCCGTCGTCTGCAAACGACACCCGAAGCTGGGAGCCGTTCATAATTCCTGCTGTTGCTGCCATTATTTCTTATTGTTGGGTTTGATGCGATCTGCGATGATCATATTAATCAGACTGTCCAGATATCCAAAAATCTGGTTGTCTTTTTCTGTGGGTGTGAGGTTAATCACAACCTTCACAAATGCCATGAGGCCAAGTATAAGCTCAGCCCAGTTGTTAAGTAAGAAGTCCTTCACTAGTAGATGTTGTGTTCTGCGTTAATGTTGTTTTCGATTGCTACGCGGTTAGTGCTTTGGTCGCTGCCATATACTACGACTTCGTATACAAAACCATTCAAATAACCGAAGCCTGATAAACTGCCAATGCCGCTGTCGTCTGTGTCAATCCCAGACGCCAAATCTAGACTGCCCAAATTCGTGCCGTTTCGCCACGCCTGCGCATTGCCTTGTGTGCTGCCTGCAATCATTGTATGCAAACTTTTTGACGTATTTGCTGCAATGCTTATGCCGCTTACACTTCCGCCGTAAGCATAATTAAAATCTCCATTAAACAACACAGGCACCTGGAATCGCTTATCGCCTCCAGCGTTGCCGCTAACAGCTAATAAATATTCTGTGTCCGCAGTGTCTACAAAAGTTCCAACAACAAAAGCAGACAACGAACCTATATCTAGACCAGTGTTGTCAAATGGCAATGTGTCGGTGCCTGTACGCACAAAACGCAAACCCGGTGTCCCACTGCTAATAATTATGCCTGCATTGTTATACAACAACGGTTGCGCAGCTGGCGTTGATTGTACCGAATGCAATTTGTTGCCGCTTTGATCGTACCAAATTTCGCAAGTCAGGTTTGTGCCATCGTAGAACGTATCGCTCGCTGCAGTATCTAGATTGCCTTGTGCGTCAAATCCAATGTCTAAAGTTTCGCCGTCACTAGTCCTGCGCAAACGAATTGCTGGCCCATTGTACTCACCGCGTACTCGTCGCAAACTATATGCTGCATGCGCACCTGGGTACTGCTCAAGCAACAGGTTAGGAATGACAGGCGTAAGACGCGCCGTGTAGTCCTGCACGCTGATGTACATGTTGCGCTCAGCGCTTACCTCCGTCACTTCGTTTGTGTACTTGACAGATTGCACCGTGACGGTGCCGTACACTTTTTTGCTCTGCCGCGACAACGCCGCACGAACTTTGTCTGCAAGGTCGTTTGCCGCTGCGTACGTGTCGGCCACGCTAAACACCTCCAGCTGCGCCTCGTCTACTGGCGCGCTGTCCTTAGTGTCGACGGGCGTGTTGCTCACAACGCTGTAAACGACGTAGGGCGTAGCCGCGCCCTCTTCTGCCAGCTCTGGGTAGATGCGCGTGCGAACCAACGCAGACACTGCGCTGTCATCCTTTAGCATGCTGTATATGGCTGCTCCTACCTTCATTTCATCCAGCGTTCAAATTCCTGACGCAGCAAGCGGTTGCGCAGCTGCTGCATGCGGTTGCGTGTTGCCTTCTGTGTGCGCTCAAACAGGCCTGTGCTGCGTGATGGACCAAAGCCGCTGCCGTTCTCGACAATAGCCGCGAACCAACCGTTCTGCCTGTTGGTCTTGCTGCGCGATCCGCGACGGCTTGTTTTTGGTCCTGCCAGCGTGATTGCCTTGTTGCTGCGTCTAAACGTCTTAATGCTGCGACGCAGTGTGCCTGGCTTAATTGTTTGCCGCAGCTCACCACTGCGGTACACCTTCACGTCCACAGGGCTGTCCTTAATATTGGCACGCAGCGCGACATTGTACACCTCAGCCACGCGCTCGTCAATCGCACGCAGCTTCTGTGCGTCTTTCTCGCTCCACTTGGCCAGGCGCTCAATCTTGCGCTCAAGCTCTTTCATGCCGTCTATCTTAATAGCCGCCATCACTCAGATACTACGCGTTCAGTAATAAAGTGCAGCTCGCTCTTGCGGCCAATCTCCTGCACAGCGAGGATGTTGTAAATGTCGCCGCCGTAGCTGATGCGATACTTAGGCGTCACAGCGCGCGTCTCCGTGCTGCTGCGCACGCGCCACGTCACGCGGTTTCTGCTCGTTTCCTGCTCCTGCAGCACGGCGCTGCTGGCGGCCTTGTTGTCCAGCGCAGCCCACACCGTGGCATAGGTAGACCAAGACGGCACAGTTTGGCCGTAGACGTCCGCAGTGCGCGAGGCGCTCTGAATGACAATGCGTCTATCTAAGAATCCGATGTTCACTGCCTGTGGTCAATAATGCGTTCAACACTCAGCAGCGATTCGACTGCGATTGGCACTGTTGCAGTAATCGTGCCCGTCACCACTGCGCGCCTGTTCTCATACCAGTGAGCCACCAGCATCTTCACGGCGTGCTTCACGTTGGCCGACTCCTCGACGCCCACCGCAGCCGTCACGCGTACAGGGTGCGCGTTGTATGTCTCCAGGTCTGGCGTGTCGTGGAAGTAGATCATCATGCTGCCGTCTGTCGCGGCGCCGATGTAGTATTTGTCAGTGCTTAGCGTCTGCTCTGCGCCTGACGTGTCGTCGTACTTGACGTGTGATATGGCGGTCACTGGCCCGTAAGCCAGCGCTGCGTTGCGCCACCGTTCAACGTGAAACACTGCAGAACCGCCCGCTGTAAAGCTGCGATTGCAGTAGTCCTCAACCCATGCCACTGCCGCGTCCAACAACGCCGTGATTGTAGTGTCCTCGTCGCTTGAGTCGACGCGCAGAAACTCCTTGGCATCGCTCAGTGAAACGACGTTGGTGCCTGTTGTGTGTGGTGGGCGTACTACGTGCATGGTAATGTAAAAAAAAGGAAGCCCAGCCCAATTGCCAGGCTTCCCGTGTTAGTCAATTATCAGGCCAAGAAATCCGACAAGTAGGCCAAAGCGTCCGCTTGGCGCACGTCTGTGTCGTAAAATTTATTGACATGGAGTGCAATCTGAGCCGTCCCTGCATTACTATAAGGATCTACGAGGAGGTCGATCCCGCCGAAAAAGGCCAAAATCATGCCCAGCTGAAAGTCACCAAACAACACCGCGCCCTGCCCTGCATCGTCGTCGGGCAGCTGTGGCGTAAAATGCGTGTCGTAACCCATGATGCGGTTATTCTCCACAACAGCAGAAACGCTGCTCACCTTTGCTTCCAAATTGACAAAATGCATGGCTTGAGGTGAAGCCACGTAAGCGCAGCGGTTCAAGTCGCCACCTGCACGCAAAACTGCTGCCTGCATCTCCAACAAATCTGAAGGCGTCAAGCCCTGACCTGCTTTGTCTTCAATGCGTCCAGCAGAAGCGGCGGCCTTAGCAAACACAGCCTTGTCGATGGTTTCATTGATACCAGCAGCCAACTCGCGTGAAATCATAGCGTCCACCTGAGCACCGCCCTGCAGAATCAACTGCTTGCTGTACTTGGTGTTGGCAGCCACACGGATGGGTGACAGTGTCACCTCGTCCAACTCCAAACCAGATGCAGCATCGGCAGAAACTTCTGTTTCTTCAGTACCTGCAGCCTTGGCAGAAACGCGTGGGAACTTGAGGTTGCCAGTAGCGTTGTTGATTGTAGTAACACCGACGCGCTCAGCCATAGTAGGTGTGCGCAGGGCGTCAATCACGCCTGGGACAGAAGTAGCAACAAAGCCAGAGCCGTCACCGCTGTCAGCCTGAAAGTCGTCGGCAGCACCAGCACGGAACAAAGCCGAAGCTGGGATACCAATCTGGCCGCTCATCTGCAAGCCGCGCATCTGGTACTCCTTGGCCGCCTCTTGCGCCCACTCAGCTTCTGCGCCTTCGAGTGCCTTGCCAAAGCTGGCAGCTTGCACAGCACGGCTGAGGCTGAAGGAGCGGTTGATTTTGTTAATTTCCTTGGCCTCGGACACTGACGCGCCGCCCATCTGGGCCTGCCGTGAAATCATGTCTTCGTGTGCCTGGCGGCGCTCGATCTTGCCGTCGAGGCGCTCGACCTCGCGCTTGCACAGGTCGGCTTCTTCTTGTTCGTTGTTGGTCCAGTCGCGGTTTTCTGTTTCTGCGACGTTCACCAACTCTTCAAAGCGGTCCGCGTGCTTAGCGCGCACTGCCTTCATCTCGTTGAGATTCATAGTTTCTTGAATTTGTGGTTCGTTTGTAGTTGTATCTGTATCGGCCACCGCTTCCGCGACGGCTTCGTCAAGCTCAAGCTGTTGGTCACGCGCCTGCACCGTGGCGGCTGCGTATGCTGGATAGGTCACAGGTGACACATCCAACAACTGCCGCACCTTATCTACGCTGCGCACGGTGCGCTCTTCGTTCCAGCTCTGGTCTTTGATTGTAAATGCAAAGCTGCTCTGGCTGATGTCGCCGCGTTTGACGCTTTCGTAGAAGTCTTTCGCATACTGTTGGTTGCCCAGCTTAACGCGATACTTGAGCCCGCGCTCGTCTGTGCTCAACTCCAGTGTGCCGTTCTCGGTACGTCCGAGAATCAAATTCGGGTCGTGGTTAATAAGCGCGCGCACGTCGTTGGTCATCACGTCGTCAAATGCGCCAGGCTTAATTACCTCACGAAAGTGCCCAAGGTCTGTCTCGCTGTTAAACACAGCAGCGTAGCCCTCCAGCACCATGTCGTCGCTGTCGGCGTCGCGCACCTCAATTGTGCCCATTGTCCGCTTTTCAGCGTCTTTATACTGTTGATTGTCCTCCATCGTTTGAAACTTTGTCGCTGTACTCGCCGAGGCGGTCTAACGCAATTTGGTTAATTTGCACTGTGTGCACGTCGCCGCCCTCTGTCGGGTTCATCTGCTCCTTGGCCCGCACCTCGTTAATGCTCATGACACCGCTCTGCAGCATCTGCTGATAGAAGTTCGTGCGTGCTGCAAGGTCGCCGCGGTACAGGTCGTTCATGTTAAACTTGCTATACACCTCTGGGCGCTCAAAGCTCTGAATCAGCTTGCGGTCAATTTCCTGCTCAATGCGCTTGGCCCACGGTGCAATCGTGTGACGTGCAAACTGCAGGTTTTGCTGCTCGACGTTGTTAAACGTTGTCTGCGACGGCAGCTGCACCAGCGACGTCGGCACGCTGTAGATGCGGCAAATCTCCTCGGCCTGGAACTTGCGCGTCTCGATAAACTGCGCCTCGTCTGGCGTAATCGTGATGCGCTGATACTTAAATCCAAACGGCAGCAGCTTAGTGCCCGCGTTCATTGCGCTCTGATTCCAGCTGTTCTGGATCACGTCCATCTGCTCCTTGCGCAATGGCTGATCTGATGCCAGCACGCCAGTCATCTGGCCCTTCTGCCCAAAATACTCGCTGCCAAAGTCCTGTGCCGCTTTGGCCAGGCCCATGTTTTCGCGGTGCAGGCGGATTGGCGACATCTTGTTCATGCAAGAAATCTCCAGCATGTTGTCCTGCGTTACAGCGCCATAATCACGAATCACAAACACACGCTCGCCTTCTACCTCCTTAACATCCACGTCGTAGTAGCTGACAGGCACAAGGCGCTCTGCATAACCTCGTGCGTTCCGCTCTATGATGGCATAGCCACAGCCGTACATTAGCGCGCTGCTCATCAGCGTCTCCCAAAAATCGTAGGCGTTTTGGTGCTCGTTTGGCGCTGCCGTGATCAGGTCGTACGCTGGGTGCTGGTTGGCCACCTCCATGTTGCGCCCGTCCTGCACGTAAATCTCCAGGCCCAAGCTGCTGATTGTGCTCGCAATCTTGTTAATGCAGGCGTACACTGTGGAAATGGCCAGTGCGCTCTGCTCTGTGACGTTGACGCCGCTGCGCACAATTGGGTTGATGCCCATCTCGGCCTCAATTGTCTGGCTGTTGTACTTGCCCACGCGGTAGCGGAACAAGGCGCTGAGACGGTCTGTAAGTGTGGCCATGCAGTGCGAGTGAAGCTAGAATATAAGCAAGTTACGTCACAAATCCAATACGTCGAAAAAGAAATCGTCGGCGCCCAGTGTGTGGCAGTATTCGTTCATGGCAATGATGCTGGCAATCACACCGTCGACTTTCTTGTTTTCCTGCTTTTCCTTAGTCACGCGCTTGTTTTCATTGACGTCTGTGTACACTACAGCGCAGCCCATCTGCCAGCGCATACAGCGGTTGCCGCCGTGTATAATCTGGCCCTTCATTGCGGCCATCTCAAACTCTTTAGTTGGCCCGTTCATCGTTGTGATGTTCTGAGCCATTGGCGCCATCTGCACGCCGTCGGCCTCTAACTCGCTGACAATGTATGTGCTGAACCGTGGGTCGTAGCCAATGCTGCGCACGTCGTACTTAGCGCACTGTGCATTGATGTAGTCCTTTACTATCCTGTAGTCTGTGACGTTGCCTGGTGTGATCGTGATGTCGCCCTCGCGCTCAAACGCGATGTAGTCTATGCCTGCGCTCAGTTTCTTGGTGTGCGCTTTTTCGGAGTTGACAAACTGATGCACAAGCAGATAAAAACAATCGCGCTCCACGTCAGCAAAAAGTAGCGCGAATGCAGTGAGGTCTTGTGTACTTGCAAGGTCCAAACCGCCGTAGCAAGGAAGTGTGTGCAGCCTGTCATGTGGTATTGGTTTGTTGCCTAGCATCCAGATGTCGTCAGGAATCCAAGCAGTTTCTGCTGATGTCCAGATATTTAGGTGCAAACGTAAAAAACTGTTGACCATGCTCGGGTTTGCCTTGGCATTCTTAACAGCTTGTTCAAAGTAGTCTTTGTGACAAATGCTGCCAAACCCTGGGTTTGCCTTGCGCCACGTCGCTTCATCTGTCCAGTCGTCGTCGATGTCCGCAGCGTACAGCACAGGCAAAAACGTGTCGTCGTCAATTACACCGTCGCGCACGCCCTTGGCATATTCGTGCACCTCGTAGCAAATGCTGGCGCGGTCGTGGCCCGCTGTGGTCAGTGCCATGACAAGCGGCTGGCGGCGTGCGCCCGTAGATGTGGTAAGCACGTCCCACAGGTCGCGGTTTGGCTGCGTGTGCAGCTCGTCAAAAATAACGGCGTGGCAGTTGAGTCCGTGCTTCGTGTAGGCCTCTGCGCTAATTGACTTATACCAGCTGCTCTTATAGCTCACCACGTTGCGCAATACGCGCGACCTGCTGCGCAAGTGACGGCTGTTGTTAATCATCTCCTGCGCGATGTTGAACACAATGTTGGCTTGCCCACGGTCGCCCGCTGCGCTAATAACCTCAGCGCCAGGCTCGCCGTCCGCAAATAGCATGTAAAGCGCGATGGCCGCGCTTAGGTTCGACTTGCCGTTCTTGCGTGGAATCTCAACGTAGCAGGTGCGGTATCTGCGCGTGCCGTCCTCTTTTTTCCAGCCAAACAGCGGACGTATAATGTCGTCCTTCTGCCACTTCTCCAGCAAAAACGGCTGGCCGCCTAGCTCGCCCTTGACGTGCGTGCAGAAGCGCTCGATAAATTCAACAGCGCGATCAGCTGCTGCGTCGTCGAAGTGGTAATCAGCCAAAGTATTTGTCAGCTT